ATCTATAAATATAGGCCAAGGATCACCACCAAGATTAAGTGTTGTAGATATTTCACAACTAGGTCTATCTTTGTGTCGGTGTAGACAATCTCCTTTTTTATAAGCTCTAGCGTAAGAATACGTTGGTACTAAATCTAATCCTGTATGTTGTTTCATAACTGGTAACATTTTAACCATTAAAGTATCCATAACAAAATCACCATAACATGAATAAGTATTAGGTATTTGTTGATCGGTCCATGTTCCAAGAATAGGGGACTGTGAATGTAGGTTAGTCTCATACATAAAAGCAACAGCGTCTCTTTTTAATAAAAAATAATTTAATATAAAGTTAGCCATATCGTAAGATAATGCTTGTTTAATTACTTGATATTTTTTTTGTTGAAATGTCATACAAACATGCCTTTCTGTAAAAAATTAAATGATACAGATATTCTTATATCATTAGATTTATTAGGATCAACACAATGCATTAACCATGATGGAAACATAATACACCTGCCAGCAATAGGTTCATAATGTGTTTCTCTAAATAATCTTGCAGGTTTTTTTACGTCTTTTTGTTGAGGTCTACACATTGCAGCTGATGATCTTGGGTCATCTATTTTTAAATGCCCTGAATTTTTAGGAGCTTTAATATAATACACACCAGACCATAAAGAATTAGGATGTTGATGTGCTCTATTCATTCCACTCGGTGGATTTATGTTAGCCCACATATTACCTAACACTGGTTCACTTTCATAATACTCTTGTTCGTATATTGTTTTTTGACAAGCATATAACATATCAACTAATTTTTTAAATTGAGGTAGTTCATGCATATTAGTAGTTGAATGCCAACCTTGTACATTAGTTCTAACTATTCCTTTATCTTTTTTAGACCAGGCTATAATATCTCTTTCTAACTCTTGATTAAGAGTTGGGTGTTTTATATCTGCAATATAAATAGGTGTTGGAAAATGTAAATCTCTATACATTATTTAAATGGTGTGCCTCCAAACCACATAACTAAAGATTTTCTGTTACCACGTATTACAGGTTTTACTCTGTGTCTTATAAACGATGCAAAAAATACTGCATGTCCTTGTTTTATTTTTGCAATTTTACCCTCACTCATTAATTCTAAATCTCCACCTTCAAACTCTGATTCAGGAGAAAGTAATAATGTCATAGATATTTTTCGCACCGGTGGTTCGTGTTGACAATTAACATCATTGTCTACATGCCATTCATAAAAACCTCCTTCTGGATATTCTGTGTATTGTGCCATTTCAGTTATTTGCATTCCATCAAAACCAAAATGATTACCATTAGTAGTCTTCATCATACGTTCAATGTCTTTGTACATGTCAGGCATTTTTTTAAACGGTATCCAACTAATATGTGAAGTTCTAGTTTTAGTATTTAATTCACCACCTTTAATACCTTTGTTATTTCCAACTTGTGCATCTTGTTTAGGTTCACTTCTACCTGCTTCAATAATCATTTTACATTGTTCCGGTGTAAATATTGGTATTGTTGTTTCTACTATATAAGATTTCCATCTTGGTTCTGTTATCATATTAATATCCGTATTCTACCCATCCCGTTATTATATATTTATCATTCGATAGAGGTGGGTTTCCTCTATGAACGTGTGTAAATTGTGATGGCCATACTAACATAGTATTTTTTTCAGGTTTAAATCTACATTTTTGATATAAAAATTCTGTCTCACCACCTTCTGCAACATCATTTAGATAAACACTAAAAGCTAATATTCTATTTCTAGCTTTCATTTCAGCGTTTTCACAATGCCACATATGATAGCCTTCACCAACTTTAGTTTTTTGTATTTTAACTTCAAGTATATTATGTGTCGCTAACTTTTTTAAGTATGAATATTTTTGAACATACAAAGGGTACACTTCTTTAAAAAACATATCTATAAAAGGTTTGTTGTTATAAGTCATAGGAACATTAGTATCTCTTATAGTATCGATTGCATTATCTGATACTAACGTTTCATCTACTTGCCTTGAATACACTGCACCTTGTTGTTCACACTTGTTAAAATAATTTGTGTAATCATCTATCAATTCATTAGGCATAAAATTTTTAAATAGGCCTATATGATTATCTATGTAATATTGTTTATCCATTATACTGCACCTCTGTTTTTTATTGGATCAAATTGTACGTCACAGTTTGCAGCAAGAGTTCGTCTTACTTCATCTGTCCCATTAAAAGGATATACACAGTGTCTCATATCATATGGAAAAATATAAAAGTCTCTAAGATCCATCGGTGGTTGATAATCTATTTTAGCAAATTGACCATTAGCTGCACCTAATATCTGTAGTCTTCCATTTTGTTGTACTTGTTCTGCTGAATATTCTTTGCCAAATGTAGAAGGAAGTTTTAAAATCATTACACTTGATAGACCAGTAAATAACATACCTCTATGAACGTGAGCCGGATTATATTCGTGCTGTTTCATTTCATTAACCCAAATAGAATTAAGATGTAAGTCATAATCTCTTATTTTATTAAATGCTAAATAGTGTTTAAACATTTCTAAAAAATAATTTGTTACATCTTTTGGTAACATGTTATGATTTTTCATTTTAGTTTGGTCTTTACCATGATAAAACAATGAATGTTCTTTTTCTATTTTACCTACTAGTTGACCATTTGCAGGTGCAAGATTATGATAATTTGTTTCGTATATATAGTTAATACTATTAAATATATTTAAAGGTACTTGATACTTTAAAATAGATTGACCTAAAAATATAAAATCAAACTTTGGGTTTTCCATGTTGGGTAATTTGTTCTTTCTCTGTGTAACTACTTTCTAATTCACCAGATTTTTTAATTCTTTGTAGTGATTGTAGTTGTCCCATTACATTAAATATTTCTGCTTCTGATGAGTTAGCATTTAATGTTTTTGCTTTCTCGTGATATTGCATACCATAAGATTCTAATTGGTGTTGGTTAACATCTTTGTCATTAAATGATCCATCATTAAATTCACCTTTTAATTTAGACCACATTTTAATTTCTCTC